CCAAGGCCGGTTATGTGAAGATCACCCTGAAAGGGGATAAGTCATGAGTTGCCGGGGCTTTGAACCTGTTTGCACCAATAATGAACTTCGGGAGTATTTCAGCGCCAAGGGCCTGACCTATGACAGCATTGATGAAGGTGATATTTTGATCCTTTGCATGATGCTTCAGAAGGAATTGAAGAAATCCAATAAGGCCGGTGAAACTTCCGTCACCATGACTTTGAGCAAACGGGTTGACATGAAGAAGGCCACCAACGGCCACATTACCGAGTGTTACATCTACATGAACGCCCACTATTTCACCCGGCGTGAATGTATCAGCTTCAACCGGGATGGGTGGATTGGCTTTGCAGGATGGGCCGATGATGGCAACACTAACCCGTTGCGCCGTGCCTTCCTTGCATGGTGTGACTATTTGGCGGAAGGTGGTGGGGCCGATGGCAAGGGATGAAGTGTGGGATGCCCTGAAAAATCATGCCAAACAGGTTCATTCAGAACGGGTTGCAAAAAATCCCGACCGGATCGCCTATGCCATTCAGCAGTTTGAAGCCCACGGCATTGAATACCAACTGAAAAATGAGCAAACAGGCCACTTCCATTGTTGGCGGAAGTCTGATGATAAACTGTTCCAATTCTACGCTGGAACGGGTAAAATTCAGGGCTTCACCCAAGTCAGAGGTATTCACAGCCTGATTCAGATGTTGGAGGGGTGAGCCGATGGCCGGTGAAAAAAACTTTGAAAATCGCCTGAAGAAATGGCTGGAAGCTGAAGGGATATATCCCTTGGGTGAACCTGTTGACCGCATGAGCGCCCCGCCCTGTGGCTTCTATGAAAAGCGTTGGGGTGGAAGCCGGTATGTGAAAAGCGGCCTTCCCGATATGCGGATCACCGTGAAGGGCATTGCCCTTGAAGTGGAGCTGAAGGCCACCGATGGAACCCCATCTGTGCTTCAGAAGCGTAATTTGGCCCAAATCAACGGTTCACAGGGGTTCGGGTTCATCCTTTACCCGGAAGGCTTTGAAGCCTTCAAGACTATTGTGAAAGGGGTGAAACAATGCGAGTTTCCCACAGCCGGGTTGAAGTCTTTGATAGATGCCCATACAAATACCGCTTGCGATATGTGGAAGGGATAGACACGATCCCGAACACGGACGCAGACAACGCCCTGATCCTTGGCACCGCCCTTCACACCGGCATTGAAGAAGGGGTTGAACAAGCCCTTGACTTCTACAAGAACAGCTTCCCGGTTCTGACGGATGATCACATTCATGAAATGATGAAGTTGGAAGCCATGATCCCCAAGGCAAAGGCCATGTTGCCACCGGGCGGAACCTTTGAACTTCCAATCGGGAACGCTGATTTCATCGGCTTTATGGATTATCTGGTTCCCGTGGGGAAGGGCCTGAAGCTGGATGGCCTGATCACTGGTGAAGATTTGAATGAATTTGAAGCGTTTGATCTGTACGATTTCAAGTATTCCAACAACGCCAAGAACTACGCCGTTTCCGGTCAGCTTCACGAATACAAGTATTGGTATGAACTGACCCATCCCGGCCACCGGATCAGAAATATGTATTTCCTGATTGTTCCCAAGCCCAAGATCAGGCAGAAAAGCACCGAAACCCTTTCCCAATTCCGTGACCGCTTGCAAGCGGCCTTGAAAGATTCTGAACCAACGCTGATGCCGGTTCAGTACAACCCCATGAAGATTGTGGACTTCCTGACCGATGTGAAGCACATGGTTGAAGCCACAGACTTTCCCAAGAACCCAAACCATTTTTGTGGATGGTGTGAGTATGAAGAATATTGTCAGAAAGGATGGGATTATATGTTACTTCCCAAGAATGAACGCCGTGATCTGAACGCCACCAAGAAGAAGGTTGTGTGGCTTTACGGCGCACCCTTCAGCGGCAAAACCTTCTTTGCCAATCAGTTCCCCGATCCCCTGATGTTGAACACGGATGGCAACATCAAGTTTGTGGATGCCCCCTATATCGCCATTCGTGACACCGTTACGGTGGAAGGCCGTATCACCAAGCGCAAGTTGGCCTATGAAGTGTTCATGGATGCCGTGGCCGAACTGGAAAAGAAACAGAACGATTTCCGAACCATCGTGGTTGACCTTCTGGAAGATGTTTATGAATCGTGCCGGGTTTACATCTGTGACCGTCAGGGCTGGAAGCATGAATCTGATGATTCCTTCCGTGCGTGGGATATGGTCAGAAGCGAGTTCCTGAACACCCTGAAGCGGCTTGTGAATCTGGACTATGAAAACATCATCCTGATCAGCCATGAGGACAGAAGCCGTGACCTGACCCGCAAGGGCGGCGATAAGATCAGTTCCATCAAGCCGAACCTTCAGGATAAGGTGGCAAACAAGGTGGCCGGTATGGTTGATCTGGTGGCCCGTATCGTGGCGGACGATGATGAACGGGTGCTGTCTTTCAAGACTTCTGAAGTGATCTTCGGCGGTGGCCGTTTGACTGTCCGTGATAAGGAAATCCCGCTGACCTATGACGCTTTCTGTGAAGTCTACGAGGAAGCCAACCAGAAGGCCGCAGGAGCCGTGAAGCGTGGCGGCAATGCCCCGGCTACCCCCGCACCTGAAACCACCGACACGCCCACCACAGCGCCCAGCAGAAGGGGCAGAAAGGCCAAGACTGTAACCCCGCCCCCGGCTGGTAACTATGATCCGGCTGAAGATGCGGCAAAGGCGGCTTGTGGTGATCCTGATGGAACTTGGACACCGGGCGGCGGTGAAAAGGATGATTCTGTTCCTGTTGATGAACCGGCCACCGGTGACACCCCGCCTTGGAACGATCTTCCCAAATGCCCGGACGGTGAACGCATTTTCAGACAGCACGATCAAAACCCGGAAATCCCCCTTTGTCCGTCCATTGACGCTGGCCACCGTTGCCACAAGGAAGGCGGCCCCGATGGTTGCCCCCTGTGGGATCGCCCCAAGGCACAGGCAGAGGAACCCGCACCCAAGACGGATGCTAACCCGCCCCGCCGTACCCGGAAGAAGCGTGAAGAATAATGGCTGATGTGCTGATGATTGCCGGGAAGCCTGAAACCATTTTCAAGGCCCGTGATTTTGAATATCTGGTTGAAAAGCACATGGGCTATGAAGCGGCCAAGTATTTCCGGGAATACGCTGAAAAGGCTGATGAAGAAGTCAGATCGGCCAAGGCCGGTGAGAACACAGACCTTGCTTCCTATGAAGCTGACCTTGAAAGCAATCACAGAGCCTTTCAGGACATTCAGACGGAAGCCGCAGTTATTACGGGTGTTCTTCAAGAAAAACGGATAAACCGTGAGAAGATCGCCCACGCAGTCAGGGAAATTGGAAAGATAATTTCCAACCAAATATAAGGAGGAACCCAAAATGAAAAACGATGCCCTGAACCATTTCAAAGAGGAAATGAACAAGCGTGGCCTGTTCCGCAAGATTCAGGTGTGCGCCAACCTGATCCCCCCCCCGCCCGGTGCTGATGGTGAAGCCCTGATCGAACTTCATCGTTCCGCCGCCAAGATCGCCATTCGGAATTACGCTGAACATCATGAAGATTTTTGTGATGTGATGGCGGATGCGGCCCTTGATCATCTGCTGAACACCGTTCTTCCTGATGATCTGTTCATTCCTGATGGTGGTTTTTCCCCTACGAAAGAAGAAGTTGACAACATGAACAGGGCCAAGGAAACGGCTGACAAAGCGGCCAAGGTGCTTGATACCCTGTTTGGTGGGTTGGCTGATCTTCTGAAAACCATTTAATAAATACATTTTTTTGGAGGTAAAAAACTATGGCTATTGATTTTGACAAGATTGATCGTTCTGTTGATCTGAAGGGCCTTCAGGCTGATGTGGAGGATGCCAAGAAGAACGGCGGCGGTGATTTCCCCACCATCCCCGCTGGCAAGTATGAAGTGAAGCTGGAAAGCATGGAGATCAAAGGCACCAAGGCCGATCCCAACCGCCCCATGCTGGCCGTGTCCTTCAAAATCCTGTCCGGTGAGTTCAAGAACCAGCGCCTTTTCATGAACCGTGTCCTTTACGGCACCAAGAATGACAAGAACATGATCGCTTCTGCTATGGGCTTCCTTGAAAAGCTGGATTCCGGTGTTCCTGTCAGCTTCACCAGCTACAAGCAGTTTGCCCAGCTTGTTCTTGATGTGGCGGAAGCTATTGATGGAACTTTGGAATATGCGGTGGACTACGATGATTCCCGCTTCAATTCCATCACCGTTGAAGAAGTTTTCGAGGTTGAAAACTGACCCAAAATTTTTTACAATGATTGTAGGCAAATAGTCTACCGCAAAGCAACTGTTGTCTACTTGAAAGTTCACTTTCAAGCCGGGGCGAAAGCCCCGGAGTGGCCCCAAGTGAAAGCCTTCCCGTGGCGGGGCTGATAAGGCGGAAACGCTGACCGATTTCACAAAAGCTGAAAGGATGTGAGTTGATGATCTTCTATGATTTTGAGGTTTTCCGGTATGACTGGCTGGTTGTCCTGATCGACCTGAACGCCCGAAAAGAAACCGTGATTATCAACGATCCCGGCAAGCTGAAACGCTTCTATGAGGAACACAAGGGTGTGATTTGGGCCGGTTACAATTCCCGGAACTATGATCAGTACATCCTGAAGGCCATTCTGTGTGGGTTTGATCCAAAGCCTGTGAATGATTGGATCATTGCAGAGGATAAACCCGGTTACAGATATTCAAGCCTGTTCAGGGAATACCCGCTGATCAATTATGATGTGATGCCGAACCCGCCAATCAGCCTGAAGGCGCTGGAAGCGTTCATGGGCCATTCCATTAAAGAAACTTCTGTTCCCTTCGACATTGACCGGCCTTTGACTGAAGCAGAGTTGGCCGAAACGGTCAAATATTGCCGCCATGATGTGGAACAGACGGTGGAAGTGTGGTTACGGCGGAAGGAAGATGAATTTGATGCCCAAATGTCACTTGTGAAGGCGTTCCACCTTCCCATTTCTGACATTGGCCGCACCAAAGCACAGCTTTCCGCCAAAATCCTTGGGGCCGTTCAACGGGAACACAATGATGAATTTGAAATTGAGTTCCCGCCCAGCTTGCGGATCGAAAAATACACGGAAGTTTTGAATTGGTACAAGAACCCCTTGAACCGTGATTATTCCAAAACCCTTGAACTGGATGTGGCCGGGGTTCCCCATGTGTTCGCTTGGGGTGGCCTTCACGGGGCCATTCCCAAATATCACGGGGAAGGATGGTTCGTCAATGTGGATGTGGCTTCCTATTACCCGTCTTTGATGTTGGTTTATAAGTGGCTTTCCCGCAATGTTCACGATCCTTCCAAGTATGCGGAAATCTACCACACCCGCCTGAAGCTGAAGGCGGAAAAGAACCCCATGCAACAGCCTTACAAGATTGTTCTGAACAGCACCTATGGCGCTATGAAGGATAAGCACAATGCCATGTATGATCCCCGGCAAGCCAACAATGTTTGTGTGGGCGGTCAGCTTCTTCTTCTGGATTTGATTGAACGGCTGGAAGATCATTGTGAAATCATCCAGAGCAACACGGATGGTATTTTGGTCAAACTTCGCCGGTATGAAGATTTTGAAATGCTGGATGATCTGTGTTGGGAGTGGGAGCAAAGAACCGGGATGCGCCTTGAATTTGATGAATTTCAAAAGGTGTATCAGAAGGATGTGAACAATTACATCATTATTCCTTCCGGGCCGCTTCGTGACGAAAAAGGGAAACCCCGCTGGAAATGTAAGGGTGCCTATGTCAAAAAGCTGTCCGATCTGGATTATGACCTTCCCATTGTCAACCGGGCCATTGTGAACTATTTCCTTCATGGGATCAGCCCGGAAACAACCATCATGGAATGTTCCAATCTTCGAGATTTTCAGAAGGTTGTGAAGGTGTCCAGCAAGTACAAATACGCCCTTTATTCCCCGGTGATTACGGAAGCCAAGATCAGGGATGAAAAAGGCCGTTCCAAGAAAATCACCCGCTTCAGCGGCGGTGAGGTTCAGACGGATAAAACCTTCCGGGTGTTCGCTTCCAAGGATCAGAGCAAGGGCGGAATCTTCAAGGTTTCCGGGAAAATCGTCAAGGGCCGGGAAAAGAACCCTGAAAAGTTCGGCAACACCCCGGATCATTGTTTCTTCATCAATGATGATGTGACCAATCTTCCTATCCCGGATGAACTGGACAAGCAATATTACATTGATGTTGCTTGGGATCGGTTGAAAGATTTCGGGGTGGAACGATGAACAATAAAACCTTTCGGGGGGGGGAGCGTTGAAGCATGGAACTGTTTAGGGGCTATGTGCCTACCAGAAATAAACAATGCCTTGAAAAGTTCAAAGGCGTTGAAAAACTGAAAACCCGTTCTGAAGTCCAAGACCTTGATGAATACGCCGGTATTCTTGGGGAAGAAACCATTCTGATTGATGTGGACGATGCGGAAACATCTGAACTTCTGTTCAGAATGGTTCAGGATTTAGAACTGAAGTGCAGAGTGTACGCCACCACACGGGGAAAACACTTCTTGTTCAAGAACTGTGGTGTTAAAAAAAGCTGGACGAAATGCACCTTGGCCGTGGGTATCACTACGGATGGAAAGGTTGGAGCCAATAACAGCTATGAAATCTTGAAGTCCGGTGGCGTGGAACGGCCCATTCTGTATGACTTCCCTGAAGGGGAGATTCAGGAACTTCCCAAGTGGCTGACCCCGGTGAAAAGCAACTATGATTTCCCGAACCTTGGTGAAGGTGATGGGCGGAACCAAACCCTGTTCAACTACATTCTGACCCTTCAGAGTGACGATTTTACCAAGGAAGAAGCCCGTGAATGTATCAGGCTGATTAACCGTTATGTGCTGAAGAAGCCCCTTTCCGACAAGGAACTTGATGTGATCCTTCGGGATGATGCCTTCAAGAAAACATCCTTCTTCCGGGATAAAACCTTCCTGTTTGATAAGTTCGCCACCTACCTAAAGAACAACAACCATATTGTGAAGATCAATAACCAGCTTCACATTTACAAAGATGGTATCTATGTTTCCGGTGCCGGTGAGATTGAAGGGGCCATGATCAAGCTGATCAGCAACCTGAAACGGGCGTGGCGTTCGGAAGTCCTGTCCTATCTGGAAATCATGATTGAGGAAAACACCAAGGCCACCAACCCGAATATCATTGCTTTCAGCAACNTCCCGTGGCCGTACAACCCCGCCGCCCATGATGATCTGTTGGATCATACCCTGAACCGGCTGGCCTGTGATGATCCTGAAGTCCGGGCCTTGCTGGAAGAAATGGTGGGCTATTGTATGTACCGCCGCAATGAACTTGGCAAAGCCTTCATCCTGATTGGCGATAAGAGCAACGGCAAATCCACCTTTCTTCATGTGGTGAAGAACCTTCTTGGGGATCAGAACATTGCTTCCCTTGACCTGAAGGAATTGGGCGATAGGTTCAAAACCGCTGAACTGTTCGGCAAGCTGGCGAACATCGGTGATGATATTGGTGATGAATTTATTGCCAATGCTTCCGTGTTCAAGAAGCTGGTCACGGGTGATCGGGTGAATGTGGAGCGCAAAGGCCAAGATCCTTTTGAGTTCAACAATTATTCCAAGTTCCTGTTCAGCGCCAACAATATCCCCCGTATCAAGGACAAAACCGGAGCCGTTCAGCGGCGTTTGGTGATTGTTCCCTTCGATGCCAAGTTCACCCCCAATGATGCTGACTTCCGCCCGTTCATCAAGGATGAACTGTGTGAACAGGATTCTATGGAATATCTGGCCTTGCTTGGCCTTCAGGGGTTGAAGCGGGTTCTTGGGAACGCACAGTTCACTACTTCCACCAGAGTTCAGGGGCAGTTGGACGAATATGAGGAAAACAACAACCCCATTATTGGGTTCATCAATGAAGTGGGCCTTGACGGGATTGAAAATGAAGCCACCGATTCCGTGTATCGCCGGTATAAGGAATATTGTATTGCAAACAACTTCCAAGCCCTTTCCAAGATTGAGTTTTCCCGGCAGATCACAAAACGCTGTGGCTTCACAACGGTTCCAAAGTGGATCAGAAACCGGAAAACCCGTGTATTTGTGAAAGGCGGTGACACAGAATGAGTGGTTCTAAGAAGGTGTTCACCACATTAGGCAGTTCCAACCATGTTCCTGAAGAACGAGAAGCATTTGATTACTACGCCACCGATCCAAGGGCCGTGGAAATGCTTCTGGAACTGGAACAGTTTTCCCCGGTCATTTGGGAACCGGCCTGTGGTGAAGGCCACATTTCCAAAGTGCTTCAGGCCCACGGTTATGAAGTCATTTCAACTGATCTGATTTACCGGGGCTTCGGTGATCCTGAACCGCTGGATTTCCTGAAGGAAACGCTGGACGATTTTGAAGGCGATATAATCACAAACCCGCCATATTCAATGGGGCTTGAATTTGTTCAAAGGGCGCTTGAAAGCGTCCGCCCCGGTGGGAAAGTGGCTATGTTCCTGAAGGTTCAGTTCTTGGAGGGGCAAAAACGGGGTGAGTTCTTCAGGCATACCCCCCCCCGAAAGGTTTATATCAGCCGTTCCCGGCTGGCCTGTTATAAAAACGGCGATATGACCGGGAAACCGGAAAGCGCCATTGCCTATGCGTGGTATGTGTGGGAAAAGGGCTTCACCGGTGATCCGGTGATTAAATGGTTCAACTGAAAGGATGGTGCTGAATGGCCCACGAATATTCCAAGTTCAAGAACAAAAACATTCCCTATGCCAAGGTTGGGCGGCGGGTGTTCAATAGCCTGTTTGATGCAGAAACCTTTTGCACCGAACACGGCCTTGATGTCAATTCAGCTATTGAATATCGGGATGATCCTGAATTGAAAAATAACATTCAAACAATCGCTCAATACCAGAAGGCCATTCTTCAGGAATGTTTAGACCGGCTGAAGGCCCGTGCTGAAGCCTTGGTTCAAGAAATCAATCGGTGTAATGCTGATTTGGAAAAGTGCCACCCGCTGGATCGTGGTTTCTTAACGGATCGGCGGAATGAAGCCATTGCAAAGCATACGGGTACGATGGAAGCCCGTGAGATTGTGGCCGGATTGAAAAATAATTTAGAAAGGTTGACTGGTTGGCATGATTAAAGACAGCGGTGAACGCACCGAGTTTGGAACCGGCGCTGTTCGTGATATGCACAGCGGCAAAGGCCGCATGGATTTACTTCCTTGGGAAGCCTTGATAGAGGTTTCCAAGCATTGTGAAGAAGGGGCCTTGAAGTATGGTGAACGGAATTGTGAAAAGGGTATTCCCATTCACAGCCTGATTGATTCGGCCTTCCGCCACCTTGCCAAGTACATGATGGGAATGAAGGATGAACCCCATTTGAGGGCGGCGGCATGGAATATCCTGTTTGCCCTGTATATGGAGATCAAACACCCTGAACTTCAGGACATTCCCACCCGGCTTGAAAGCCCGTGCGAGGTGTGCCCCAACAATCACCCATTTCCGCCACACATAGCGGCCCAAATTCATGAACTGTATTGCAAGGGCTGTGAAAATAATCATTCGGAGGTTGAAGAAAAATGAAAATTATCAGTGCTGATGTTCAGTTTATTTCCCATATTGATGGAGCCGAGATCCTGAAGCACCTTGAAGAATGTGGGCGTGTCTGCTACAAATCGGAAGATAAGATCACGGAAGGTTCCGCTGATAAGTTCATTCAGGGCATTGTGAAGCGGGGCCATGAAGCCGTTATTGAACACTTTTCCTTCACGGTGAAGTTCATCTGTGATCGTGGTGTTTCTCATGAGATCGTGCGCCACCGGCTGGCTTCTTACTGTCAGGAATCCACCCGCTATTGCAACTACGGCAAGGGCAAGTTCGGTGAGGAAATCACGGTGATTGAACCTTGCTTCTGGCCTGAAGGTTCTGATTTGTATTGGGCATGGAAAAACGCTTGTCTGATCTCTGAACAATGCTATTTTTCTTTGTTGAAATCAGGAGCCACCCCGCAAGAAGCCCGTTCCGTTCTGCCCAACAGCCTGAAAACGGAAGTGGTCATGACGGCCAACATTCGTGAATGGCGGCATTTCCTGAAGTTGCGCTGTTCACCCGCCGCACATCCGCAGATGCGGGAAGTGGCCCTGATCCTGTTGGACAAGGTTCATTGGCTGATTCCGGTGTGCTTCGATGATATTTGGAGTGAATACCATGCCGATGTTTAAGAAGTCCGGTGGTAAAATTTTCGCCGTTCAGTTCAACAAAGCTGAAGAACGGGCCTTGGATCAGGAAATCAAGAAACAGATTGTGGAAAATGATCGGGCCTTTGACATGGACAAAGAATCATCCATCCTGTGGATGCTTCACACCCAATTTGGCTTTGGCCCAAAGCGCCTGAAGCTGGCGTGGAAGCTGTTCTATGCCGAAACCTTGAAGCTACGGGAACATTACCTGATGGAACAAGCCGATGATGGGTGGTTGGCCCGTAAAAAGCTGAAGGACATTGGGTGTGACATTGAAGAATGGTACAGAGAAGAAGGAGGGAAAACCGATGCCTAAACCTTGGGAAAATGCTGAAGGGTATCACGATCCAACAGCCTACCACGGCACAAAGAATATCATCCGTGACGAGGATGAACAGCAGAAGCGGGTGAACACCCTGATCTTCGTCCTGAAGTACATCACCCGTTTGGCGGGGTTTGAACTTCTGAACCGCATTGAAATCAAAGACCGTAAGACCGGGAGGGAATACCGATGAAAAAAGAAGTTTTGGTTCATGGGGCCATGAAATACCGCTGTGATAAATGCGGACGGTCATGGTGGATGTTCTTGGAAAAGGGCATTGAAGAATTTGGTAAGAATCACAAGCCTTCGCCATTTTGTATCATGTGCCGTTGTGGTGGAACGGCTATGGATGTTTCTGGAATTGTCAAAATCCCCGATGGTGGCTATAAACCCCTTCCCGCTGGTGAAGGATATTTCGCCAATAAAAAGGATTCTGATTGTGGGGTTCCGGTTCTTCCCGTCTTTCTTCAGTAGGGGTTGGAACAGCGTGTGGAACAGGTATGGAATAGATGTTTTTTCTATATCTGTTCCGCACGAAAACCTTTGATATATCAGGCTTTTTCAGTTGTTTTCAGGGAACGGAACAGATGGAACAGATGTAAATATACTTTCTTCTTATTAAGAAAAAAATATATAAGAAATGTGTATATAAGGAACTGCCCGTTTTATCTGTTCCATGCGTTCCAAAGTCCTGAAACCACTTGATTTTTCAGCATTTATTAACGGTACAGATGCAATGAAAACGGAACAGACCACCGCAGAAAGGATGTGTTACATAGTGAATGACAAAGACCTTTCCCAACAGGCTAAAGAATACTTTGCCCAAATCAGGAAAACGGATCGTTTGATCCATCGGCTTGATAGTACCATTGCAACCTTGCGTTCCAGCTTGACTTCTACCGGAAGCCAACTGAAGCAGGACAAGGTTCAGACTTCAGGCCCCAAGAATACTCTTGAAGAAACCATCACCAAGATCATTGACCTTGAAGCAAAGATCAATGCCCGGATTGATGAACTTGTGAGCATGAAACAGGAAGCGTTCACCATGATCAACCGGATTCCTGACCTTGATCAGCAAAATATTCTGATCGGGCGCTATATTCAGTTGAAAAAATGGGAAGATATTTCTGAAGAACTGAATTATTCTATGCAATGGGTTTTTGAACTTCACGGAAAGGGTTTACTTGCTTTTGCCAAGGCAAACAGCGACTTTCTAAACAACCGAGAAAACCAGAGTGCCACCGGTTCCAAACAGAGTAAAGAATCGGTAGAATAGTAAATAAGAAATTGCGCCTACGGGAAACCGGGGCGCTTTTTCTATGCCTGATGAAAGGGGTGAATACCTGTGACACCAAGACAGCGGAAGTTCTGTGATGAATACCTGATCAGCGGCAATGCTACGGATGCGGCAATCAAGGCGGGGTATTCTCCCAAGACCGCAAAGCAGACGGGTTCTGAAAACCTTGCAAAACCTGACTTGAAAGCGTACATCGAAACCGAACTTGAAAAACTTCATTCGGCCAAGATCGCTGATGCTGAAGAAGTCATGAAATACCTGACTTCGGTAATGCGGGGTGAACATACTGAAGAAATCCCGATCCTGTGCGGTGACGGTTGCCAAGAGTTGACGCAGAAAGAGGTTGGAGCCAAGGAAAGGCTGAAGGCCGCTGAACTGATCGGCAAGCGTTATGGTATGTTCACGGACAAGGTAGGTGTGGAAGGGGCCGTTCCGGTGATTATCACGGGGGATGATCAACTTGAAGATTAGCCCACAGGCCAAGCGGGTTCACCTTCCTGAAGTGGTTGGTAAGGGTTACGGAACCTTCTGGAACTTCAAAGGCCGTTACCGGGTGTGTAAGGGAAGCCGTGCTTCCAAGAAATCCAAGACAACGGCCCTGAACATCATCAAACGGATGATGCAATACCCGGAAGCCAATACCCTTGTGGTTCGTAAGGTGTTCAGAACCTTGAAAGATTCCTGTTTCACCGAACTGAAATGGGCAATCAACCGCCTTGGGGTTTCAGCCTATTGGGAAATCAAGGAAAGCCCCCTTGAAATGACTTACCTTCCCACCGGTCAGAAGATTTACTTCCGGGGCCTTGATGATCCCCTGAAGGTCACTTCAATTACGGTTGAAATTGGCTATCTGTGCTGGTGCTGGATTGAAGAAGCATACGAAATCATGAATGAAGCTGATTTTGATATGCTGGATGAATCCATCCGTGGTGCTATCCCGGAAGAAACCGGCCTGTTCAAGCAAATCACGCTGACATTCAACCCGTGGAACGAAAAGCATTGGATCAGGAAACGCTTCTTCGGTGAAGTCACCGGCAAGGATGCCCAAGGGAACCCCACATACAAGTTCCATGATAGCTGGATCAGCCCGGATGGGCAGATTTACGCCACAACCACCAATTACCTGTG